CCGAAGGAGAATGTCATCAAGACAACTTCCCAGACTCGTACCAAAGTAAAGAATCAAATTGAAGGAATTACCGACATGGTTTCTATGAGGGAAATGCTCACAGCCATCTCTGCTGAGGTGGATGCCGTTAAACTTGTAGAGGCAGTCGCATCTATTCCTATACAAACTGAAGAAATCCAAAACCAACACAAACAAACAAAAGCAATGGAAAAAGACATCCTTTCTTTTGGTGCTGTAGCGGCACAATTGGGATTCTCTGCTGAGACAGAAGTTGCATCGGTTTCTGCCCGCATTACTGAACTTCTTCACGCCGAGGCATCTTTGAAGGATGCTCAGGCCAAAGTCATCGAGTTTGAGGCTGTCAAGGCTGAGAACGATGAGCTGAAGATCAAGCTTGCTGGAAAAGAGGCCGAGGCACAGAATGCTCAAACTGAACTTACCAGCGTTAAGGCTTCCCTCCAGAAGTATCAGGACGCTGAGAAGGCAGCAAGAGAAGCTGAGATTGAGGCTACAGTCCAAGCGGCTATCGAAGCCGGAAAAATTGACGAATCAGCAAAGGCTAACTGGGTTGCAATGGCTCAGGTAAAATTTGAGATGGTTAAGGCCACCCTTGATTCCATTCAAGCTCGTGAGAAAATCTCCGAGCAAATCGCAAATGATCCCGCCAATGCAAAGGCTGCTGAAGAGGCTATGAAAACTGCTGAGCAGAAGATGGCCGAGAAGGTAGCCGAAGTTGTCGGAAAAGTTGAATTCAAGAAATTCTAATTCCAAAACAATGGCAACAATACACTATTCCGCAAATTCGTATGCCGGTGAAGTCCTTGAAGACCTCCTGGTGTACACCGTGCAAGGCAACGACACTTTCGCCGAGGGCCTTATCCACATCAAGCCGGGTATCCAGCACAAGCTGACGCTTCCTCATGTTGGTCTCGGTAAGATCATCCAGGACAATGTTCCTACTCCTACAACTCAGGGAGCTGGCAACGACAATACTGGCTTCAACCAGTACAAGTTCGCTGAGCGTTACCTCCAGCCTGAAGACTTCATGGTTTACCTGGAGTTCAATCCTCGTGACTTCGAAGACTACTGGCTTCCTTTCCAGCCCGATGGACAACTCGTGTTCCGCGAGCTGGATCCTAAGGTTCAGGCTACCATGCTTCACCTCCTTGTTGACAAGAAGGATCAGTACATCGGTGACTGCATCTGGGCTTCTCGCAAGGGTGGTGCAACTCCCGCTGGTCAGACCGCTATCACTTCAGACAGCAACGACAACACCGTCATCGGTGGAGAGTCTGAGGCTGGCCCTATGAAGTATTTCGATGGCTTCATGGCTCGCGTTCTTGCCAACCTCGCTGCTGCCGATGGTTCAAATGAAGCTGCTACCGGTAAGGTTGTCCTCGCTGGTTCCACCAAGCTTGACACCGGCGCAAAGGTAGAGGCTGCTCTCTTCGCAATCTGGAAGGCTTGTCCTAAGAAGCTCCGCAAGAGTTCAAAACTCGTCTTCGTGATGGGTTGGGATCTCTGGGATCTCTATGACGAGTATCTCTCCAGCAAGGATGACAAGTACACCGAGAACACCGAGGTCAACCGCTATCGCTTCAAGGGTAAGAGGGTTGTCGTAATCAACGGTATCACCGAGAACACCATCGCTCTTGGTAAGTTCACCGCTGACACAGACTCTTGCCTCTGGATGGGCGTTGACTACGCAACTGACCAGGAGTCAGTGAAGATTGCACCTCTTCAGGCCAATTCCGAGCTGTACTTCTTCCAGATGCGTATGAAGGTCGATGTCAACATCGTTCTGCCTTCTGAGATCGTTGTCTGGACAACCTACGCTTACGCTTCTGCTGGTTCCGGTAACGGTAACACAGCCGGTGCATAATCGAGGCTGACATACAAAGTGAAAACCTGGGGAGTGGAGGTAGATAACTCCATTCCCCTTTTTAATTTAAGTCAAATTATGGCAAGCAAAAAAACAGCAAAGGCTCCAGCAGCAACCGAAACCAAAGCTCCCGAAGTAAATTCGGAAGTGGTGGTAGAGGCCCCTGTTGAGCAAGCAACTGAAATCAAAGAACAGCCTGAAGTTCCCGTAGAGGAAATGGTTGAAGCACCTAAGGCTCCAGCAGCAACCGAAACCAAAGCTCCCGAAGTAAAGGTTAAGGAGAAAGCTGTTGTCAAGGAGATTACTGAAAAGACGGTGGAAGAGAAAGAGCTTCCCGACTACGCAAAGCGTGTGTTGAAAATCTTCAGTGATCAGCCGGAACTCTACATCACAACCAAGGGTGGAGCGTTCCCTCCGACAGCTAAACCTTCCGAAAGAGGCTCGGCTATTCTTTACAAGAATCCGTATTACAAATCATAAAAATCAATAAACAATGGCACTTGGTGGCGTATTTATGACCGACACAGACGGTAACATCGGAACCTCTAAGGTGAACATGTCCGAAAAGGTGTGTGGTCTCCTTTTTGACATCTCCGGCCAGGGAGCAACTTTCTGGACTGCCGGAGCTGGAGCCGCAGCAGCTGCTAAATTGCAAGGAAAAGTCGTAGAGCTTAACACTCTCGATGATGCAATTGATGCTGGCATTGCTGAATACTCCGAACTCACTTCCGCTACAGCCGCGACTTACATCTTGAACGGCGTTGCCTATTATCACATCAAGAAGTTCTTCAACCTCGTTGGTGGATATGGCAGACTTTTCGTGTATTTCGCCGACTGCTCTTCTAACTGGAATGCCCTCGTTGAGATGCAGAACGCAGCTCAGGGACAAATCGGTCAGATTGGTGTTTGGACAGAGCAGAACCTCTGGCATCTTGCAACCGCAGAAGCAACTTCCTACACCCTTAAATCTATCATTCTGGACATCCATACTGTTGCAGCTCAGCTTGCAAATCAGTATCATGCTCCCGTGAGCATTCTCCTGAACGCCAATACCGCAAAGGTTACAACGGCAAGCGATCCTTCTACAACCGTGGCTCTTGCGAAGATTCCTACTGCAATCACAACCAACCGTTATGTGACTATCCTTCTCGGCCAGTCAGCAGAAACGAATGTTGCGGCAATGCAGCACAGTCTCACTTCCAAGACTCCTATCGGTACACTGGGTATCGCTCTCGGTAGCCTCGTGAACTCCAATGTTGCAGAAAGCATCGGTTGGGTTCAGCAGCACGACCTCAGCAACTACATTGCTGACATCGAAATGGGCTTCGGTGATGTTTCAGAGACCGCCGGTGAATTTGGTAGCACTACCAACTTCGCAGCTCTGACGAAGGCTCAGATTGATGCTCTTGATGACAAGGGCTATGTATTCCTTTGCCGCTATGCCGGTCTGGAAGGGAAGGTGTATTACTCCAGCGATCAGACTTGCTCTGATGGAGATTACCGCACCATCGCCCGCAACCGTGTGATCAATAAGTCTCGTAGGTCTGTTCGCGCAGCCCTCCTTCCTTATGTGAATTCACCTATCAAAGTTGATCCCGCAACTGGAAAGCTTTCAACTGCTCAGATAACGATTTTCAGCAATCTGGTATCTGACATCTTGAACGCGATGCAGTCAGCAGAGGAAATAAGCGGAACTGGTTCTGTTACCATTCCAGCCGATCAAAACATTCTTCAAAACGACACCCTGACCATCTCTTACACCATCGTTCCTATGGGAACAGCCAAGAGAATCGAGGTAACTGAAGGTCTGGTTGTATCACAGTAAGGTAAATGGCAACAGTAATTAACAATGTAGCCTACTCATGGGCTATGATCGAGTTGACTGCACCGGCACTTACTGGTTCCACTAACTCTAACCCTACCATCCTGGAAGGCGTTACTGCAATAAAGTGGAACAAGAAGCGCAATGTGAAGCTCAACTATGGACTCGGTGGAAATCCGGTCAACAGAGGCTTCGGTAACATGGAGCCTACCGCTTCAATTACGATGGACTACAACACCCAGGTTCAGTTGCGTGCCCTCGCGGGTTCGCTGATGGAAATCGGTGAGTTTGACCTCGTAATCTCCTTCGCCAATGAGCTTGGTACTGAAAACTGGACAACGGAGACCGTCACCCTCAAAGGATGTATGTTCAATGAGGATGGTTTTGAAGCCGCCCAGGACGATACCACTCTCACAAAAGAGTTCGATCTCAACCCGTTTGATATCGTAATCGCTGGCGTTTAATTTGCAGCTGCTTCATCGCTCCATAACTGTTAAATTAAAGTTTATCGGGAGGGAAGGATCTAAAAAATCCTTCCCTTTTTTATTTCTTTTTCAAACTCATTCTTTCCGGCAATCCTATTTTTAAGTAGAGATTAACTTTAATACAAATTATTATGGAACCTGAAATGGAAATGATTGACAATGAACTCGATCCCAAGGTACAGAAAGAGATTGAGAAAAAAGTCGCAGAATTGAAGGAGTCAAAGAAGCTCCGCGTTGTTTTCCCTATCGTGGTAGATGGCGCAGAGTATGACGAGAAAGAGCGTTATGTTGGCTATTTCTGCCAGCCTTCGTTTACCACCTTCAGCAAGTATCTTTCAGCCTCCCAGACTAATCAGGCCGTAGCAATGCGCCAGCTTGCTAAGGACTGCTTCCTCGATGGAGACAAGGAACTCGTAGAAGATGACTCGCTCTTCCTCTTCGGCTTGATGGGCCAGCTTTCAAAGATTATCGAGATGCGTAACGGCAAGCTCGTAAATTTATCGAAAGCTGGAAAGTAAAAGATGACGATGCTTTCCGGCAGTATGTAATCTTTATCCGTCATTACTTCCCGTCAGTTGACCTCGATAGTCTTTCTGATGAAGAATTCGCAATCTTGGCAAATGATGCTTGCTGGTTGGATGCCCACCAGGTGCAAATCAAAGCAGTAAACTCAATTGCGGCGATGACTCCGAAGTAAAGAGAAGCCCTGTTACCGTTTGGTAATGGGGCTTCTTCATAACCATAAAAGTAGAGAAAACCCTATTCTTCACAAAAGGTTTTTGCAATGCCAGGAGAAAATTATGTGGTGAATTATGACATTAATGTCTTGTCCGAAGATGCGGTACAAGCCATTGGTCGTTTTACATCCGCTGTGCATACCCTTCAGAACGCTCAGAAGGATTTCACCAAGATAAATAATCAGATCAACCAGCTCCAACAAAAGCTGGCTTCTTTCAATACCAAAAAGGCTCCTACCGTTCAGCTGAATATTAAACCAGCTATGGACAATATCAATAAATTGATAGGGGCATTGAATCGTCTGGAAAAGAAAGCCTCTACGATGGGCATTGCCGTTGGTGGCATAGGGGCTGCTACTCAAAAGGCTGGTGGCACTTCAGCCGGTACAACTAAACGGGCCGCAGCTCAAATGGGAGGTGGCACTTCTTCTGGTAGAGCTAAAGTTACTCCAGCTCCGGTGGCAAGAAAGTCTGGTGGCGGTGGTCGAGGTGGCACTCGTTATCAAGCTCTCGGTCAAACCTTGATTGATACCGGCGGCGTAGGTGTTCTTGACTTTGCCAAAGGTATGGGCGTTGCCTACGGTATTGCGGGACTTGGAACTCTGATGGGCAATGTGATTCGTGACTCCGCTGATTACAACAATATCATCCAGACTACCAAGAACATTCTGGGCACTCACGATAAAGCACTATTCTTTGACGCACGCTTTAAGGAAATGGAGCGCACTGTACGAAATGTGGGTATCGAGACTAAGTTCACCGCACCTCAGGTAGCAGATGCTTCCAAGTTCTTGGCAATGGCCGGTTTCGATCTGGACGCTATCAATAAATCTATCCGTCCTATTGCAGATATTGCGTTGGTTGGTGATAATGATTTGGGACAGACCGCCGATGTTGTAACTAATATCATGACCGGTTACGGCATTTCTCCAGATCGAGTTCGTCAGGCAGCGGATGTGATGACCATGACCTTCACCAAGTCCAATACGACCTTGATGGAAATTGCAGAATCCTATAAGTATGCTGCTTCACTATTGGCTTTGAACGGGACATCCTTTGAAGAGGCCACTGCTGCCATCGGTATCTTGGGCGATGCCGGTATCAAAGGTTCTCAGGCTGGTACAACCATGCGTACCTTGGCATTGAATATTGCGAAACCTACCAAGGCGCAGAAGGAGATGTGGGAACAGCTGGGAATTTCCAGAACTGATGCTCAGGGTAATATCAGACCTTTGATTGATATCTTCTCTGATTTGAACAGTAAGAACCTCTCTCTTACCCAATTTGGTTCACTCTTCCATAAGACAGCTACACAAGGAGCCGCATCTCTTGCAGCTCATATTGACAAGTGGAATGAAATGGTGCGCCTCAACTTCCTTTCTGATGGAGTTACATCTAAATTGGCTGAAGAGAAGAAGAACACCATTCAGGGTTTATGGTATCAGTTGACTTCCAGCTTTACTGAAGC